TTTTGTAAAAATAGCACTTAACGCCATTTTTACGAGTTCGTCTTGCTCTTTTGTGAGAGCAACAGGGTATACAATACCGTTCTTTTGATATACCAGTATGATACTGTCATTACTATCAGTAGGCATTACAAAGCTCCTTTCTATGGGCGAAAGTTAATGTTAGGAGCGACGTAATTGCCTGTAAATATACCAATAACAATAAGCAAAAGTATTGCTAATGCTCCGTAAACAACACATGTCATGGTAACAGCAAACGTCCTATCGTCTTTATCAATAGCGCTTATATTTTTCATAAAGACAATCAGCCCAATCGACAATATAAGTAGTAATAGCCCACAAGTAACTATGCTAACCATCTGCTCTGCTTTATACTCAGCTATCGCTATGTCGTTATCGACATTAATGTTATACGGAAGACAACCTGTGAGAAACACTACAAGCACAAGTACTACCAACTTCATAATAAATCCTTTCTGTTATACACGGTTATTTTCTATTTTCTTGATTACTCTTAAAATAAACCCAGAAGTTTTGTTCCTAAAATCGTCGTTGATGTAATCCCCGAAATATATTTTATGAGAATTAACTTCTACAGCGTGTATTTTTCTGTCTCGCATATCGTTTTTAGTATACTCAGCACCACTTTCATGCGGATACGTACCTTCCTCTGGATACACAATATGACTCTCAAATGGAAACGCAACGTCAACGTAACCCACCACAAATTCTAAGTAAACACGACCAGCGTTATGCTCATATGGCGCGTCATTCCAGTCATCACCATATTGACTCCCATTTTTACCAAGGTAGAAACGAATAACATTACCCCGAGGGTCTACATCTATGATGTTATACTCTTCTAAAAATGGCGGCGTCGCGTCTTTTTCTATCTTCTTGACTTTTTCTACCACCTCATCTAATATCTCATAGAATTCGCGGAGCGTCATTAACCGCATTTCAGGCATGTCTATACCGTTTGTATGCCCGTCACTTCCACCGCTTTGATTACACTTTTCATTATGCCAGTAAATTTCAACAAGCCGCTCAGGTTCATCTAGTTTCTTAGTGCGTTGGTTCCAACAAGTAATGTACGAATTCGTTCTTTCACTGTGTGAGAAACCGTATTTGCCTATACTGTCAACCTCAACCGCGCCTAAAGACCTCAAGAACGTTTTTACGTGTTCTTCGTTTTTAGATAAGTATTCAAGTTTACTTGAGGTATTTAGTTCATTAAGCTCTTCCCACATGTCTGTAACAGAGTTTTTAATTACGTCAAGTAACTCCATAATTTCCTTAAAGCCTTTTTCACCATAAACCCTAAGGATATTATCAACTCTGTCTGTGACTATGGTCATATCGCAAATATCGCGTGACCATAACCCAGTCTCGTCGTCAGTAATAACATCAATAGATAAAATTGGCTCACTTTGCATCCCGACCACCTTTCCGTTTTATAAAATACAATATAGAATAAGTATGATAACCACTACAGTAAAACATAGCGGAAATACACAACCACTTTTCTCCATCATGGCATTTTCCAATTCCCTATCAAACTCTTCCTGTGTCATATTTGGCGTATGTCTATATGGGCATTTTGTGCACTTACAATGAGCCACATCTTGCATCGGTAACGTAACAGATTTTATAGTCTCCATGTACTTCAACTCAGAATTAAGTAGTTCTATACACTCACGCAGTGCGACTGCGTAATCTTCCACGTCCTGCGTTAGTAATTCAACAACTTTAGTTAAGTCGCTATCTAGTTCCCACGCGTCTATGATATCTGGTAAGTTTGGGTACTCTGTAGGATTAGAAATACGATGCAATTCAAATTCCAGGTAGTGTACAGCCTTTTTCAAGTCTTCCGTAGAATTATTCTTGCGGTTACGACGCGCTATGTACTTTACCACACTTCCTATCTGAAAATTTAGATTTTTACTCATTATGACTTCTATAGGCTGTACCTCTGAATCTACATAATGGTCACCACCAACTTGTTTTTTCATTACATCATCAGCCATATTAACCTCCGATAATCTTTGTAAGCTGTTTATATAAAACTTTGGCTTCTTCAATCGTTTCTTTATCGTCAGGATGTTTTTTCCAATAGTAATCCATGTTGTTTATAGCCCATTCGTTTAATAGCAAATCAAGGCTGTCAATTAAAACCTGTAACGGCAACTCGCTGTCTTTGCATACATCTGTTCTTTTCCACCCTTCTTGTTCGTCTATTGTAATGTCCTCTAAATTAACGCCAATAGCTTCACATTCAGCAGGTATTTTATCTGCCCGCAAACACGGACAATTTGAAGCTCACATATTTTTATTATGAAACCATAATTTAGTAAGCAATAAATTTTTCCACATCTTAGCCTCAGATTAATAAATATCAAAATCACTACTAAAATGGCAGTCGCACTCATCGCAAATCCATGTTTCGTTATCAATGTCAATTTCCATCATCATATGACAATTCGGACATTTTGTTTTGACAACGAAACGATGATTTTTGTATTCTGCCAATTTAAGGAGCGTATCAACACACTCCCTCATATCTTCAAAATACTTGAAAATTGCTATTTCTTCTTTTTGTAAGTTCAATGGATTTTTGTGTTCATGCGAAACCCAGAATCTTTGCGTAAAATCTTTTTCCATCTTAACCTCCGGTTCTACTCCATCAGCAAATCACGGATATCCTCACCACAATTCTCACAGTAAGTGGCACTAGCTTCGTTAACTTTATTACACTTGCGACACAACTTTTTTGTGTCTGGTAATGTTGACTCAGTAGCTACAAGTCTCACACCACATTTTGTGCAAAATTTCTGATATCTATCTATAACAGCACCGCAACTACTACACTTAAGTACTTTTTGTGACATAATAACCTCCAAAGTTAACCTTTTACAATTTTATCCAGCCTCCACACTATCCTGAAATCTTTGCCGCACTCTGGACAAATCTCCCAGGTTGAAGCTTTGACATCTTTTGTCTTCTTGACGATAATATCGTCAATCCAAGCGTCCAATAGAACACTTAGTAGTATCTTATAACCACAGTATGGACACTCATATTTACTCTCTTCTAGGCTCAAGTTTCTTAACTTTCTTAAAGTTATCTGAAGGAATTGAATGTTCCATAACACGCAACAACCTTTCGAAAATCTCACCCTCAAGCGACATACTTTTTAACTCATACTCGCGGCATATTTCTATAAACCCAGTTGGTGAGAATCTTGCTTTCACGTACAAACCCATAGCAGCTCCTGAATAGTTATCGTATGCATACTTCAACGACATAACCCTGTAATTATTTTTAATTACAGTCTCGTTCTCAATGAGTTTATCACGGTATTTCGGGCACTTATCGACATTCTTGAAAAACTTACTTAAAGACGATTCGCCAATTGCTTTTATAATCTCGTTAGACCTCTTTTCCCCTATACCACTAACACCTTTAATATTATCCGAAACATCTCCCCATAAAGCTCTTTGCATCAAATAATATTTAGGCTTTGTTGATATAAACTCGTCAATAGGTCTATGATGAACAGGCTTAACAACTACAATCCTACGCTTTTTCGAAACCATCTGAAGAAAATCCCTGTCATTGCTATACAGGGCAAAACCATCGTCGCATTTAATTTCTCGCGTCAATTTATAAACAGCGTCATCAGCTTCAAAATTCGGTAGTACTGCAACTATGACGTTCAACTTCGGCAATACCTCTTTAAGAATTTCTACCTGCTCCATATATGAATAGTAAAAAAGCTCTGACTCCTTACGCTTCTTACGTTGAGCCGCCCTAGTAGCTTTGTATTCTGGGCATAATTTGTACCTAAACTTTGGTACAGAAGAGTCAAACGCAAATATAACCCTATCGTACTCCCTGTGCGAACTCAGAAACCGTCTAAGAAACAACATAACGCCATAAACTACACCCGACAGCTTTCCAGTAGAAGTTAGCAAGTCGTATGAATGTGCAAATCTTGCGCACATATTATTTCCATCAACTATAAGAGTCGCCATATGCTACACCTTATGGTTTATTACGTCTATTGTTGTTAATAGGATTAGTAAACTTCGCAAGCTTATTTTGCTTCCTTTTACGAAGCATTTCCTCAATATCATGAGCAGAGGTCTTAGGTGGCGATTTTCGCTTGCTCTCTTCTATATGGTTAACCGCAGTTTCAATTATCTCTTTGAGATGTTCAACTCCGTCAATTTTCTCAACGGACTTAAGCAAAAAAGAGTCATCCGTAAATGATTTAGCGTCAGACATTGATTCAACTATAGTTCCAGGATACATACGCCAGTATTTTGAGAGCTCTTCAACTACAGATTCCTTAGTAAGACCCTCGCACATCTTTACCCTTACAGACGTACTAGCTATTATGTCCGTATCCAATGACACCAAAACAATCCCACATAGAACTATTATATCCTCAGTTCGTAGTTCATTCGGGGGCAACTCTTTAATAAATATACTGAGCGCTCCAGCTTTCAGGAAATCCACTAGTTTATCAAATATAATTAACATGAAACCCCCTTCTATTCGTACTCTTCGTCGTCGTCATCTTCGTACTCTTCGTCGTCTTCGTCCTCGACTTCATCATCCTCTTCGTACTCTTCCTCATCGGCGTCCTCGTCTTCTTCGTATTCGGAAGTCTCGTCATCTTCTTCGCCTTCTTCTTCAGGTTCACTGTGCTCCAACTCTTCCCACTCCGAATCTATGAACTCTATCTGTTCTAGAAACACTTTGTCCTCGATATCAATAAAGTCAATTTCTCCCAATGTCCACAGTAGCGTAGCTATAATGTGGAGAATGTTAGCTTGAACAGTTTTCTTTTTCTCATTTTTGTAATCGTCGTAAAAGTTAAGAATAGCGTTGCGGATGTCCTTGTTCGTGCGGTTCTTTGTGATATACTCAATATCGACTTTATCAGACTTCTTTTTAACGCTTATTTTCTCAAGCATTGAGTCTAACTGAGCTTTATTCGCAATATTGTCGATATTCTTAAACACAGCATTTCTTTCTTTCTCTGGTAAATCAGCTATAGCCATAGCAGCATTAGCCGACAGTAAGCTAGAACGAACATTGTCCCTAACCCTGTCAGGCAACTCCAAAATCTTAAGTGTACGACTAACTTTAGTCCTGGACAGTCCACTTTGAAGAGCAATCTCCGTAATATTATACCCTTCCTCCTTAAGTCGATTAAACGCTATAGCTTCCTCAATAGGAGTTAGGTTATACCTGCTATCAGACGAATTCTCGGCTATAGCTATTAACAACGCCTGATTTGCATCTTTAACGTCAGTTCTAACAGTAACTGGAACTTCAGTCATACCAGCTTCAACAGCAGCTTTGAGACGACGATGCCCACATATTAAGTAGTACACACTGTCCTTTACCCACACAACCAAATTTTCGATAATTCCGTTCTTCTTTATGCTATCAACCAAAGCTTTGAGAGCTCCCAGGTTCTCCCTTGGATTAAATCCCTCAATTACCTCAATATCGTTTATAGGAAGCCACACCATAGTCGCACTTGAAACCGGCGACTCTTTCTTGCTCTTTGCTTTAGACTTCCCTTTACTATTTTTCTTCGATTTAGCCATGTTATTACCTTTCGTGTAATTTATTAGCCAAAGTACTTCATAAACTCAGCAGAGTCCTTGTCAATAGCAGCAATAAGTGCATTGCGCGAAGAATACTCTTTCTCGCCAACAACTATCTTATTACCACGCTTTCTAGCAATGTCATTTTTCAATAACGTATGTAATATCGTTTCTGGAACATCCACCCCCCGATTAAATGACAACACAAACTCATATTTAGCCCGAGGAGCAGCTTTCCTGTTTTTCTTGCTAGTTAGTTCTATCAAGTATCCCGTAGATTTTGTAACACCATTGACAGTTTTTGTTAGGTTCTTCTTCATCGCACTTTTTATTATTATGTCCGAATAGAAATCCAGAGCATGACCGCCAGGTCTAGTTGTCTTATCAAATGATATCGCACCTATGTTTGTCCGAACCTGATTAGTAAAATAAGCAAACCCAGGCTTTCCAGCAAGTTTCAATATTAGCTTACGCAGATTACGGGACATCGCCCTGGCTAATGGAGCTACAGATGGTACATCACCTAATTCAGCTTTTGGGACTCCAGCGGATACCGAATCCAAACATATAATAAAAGGGGAGTAATCTTTCGACTTGTCAATAAAGTCAAAGATTCCTCCCCATGCATCCTCAATAGTCTCTGGAGCAGAGTACAACACTCTACTTAAGTCTATATCCTTATAACAACTAAGATGTTCATCATCAAGAGTGGACTCAAAGTCAATAAATACTGCCCATCCTCCTAGACGGTGAATCATCTGTATAAAGTAGTGACACAGCGCTGTTTTGCCTGTAGAGAAATTCCCAAACACTTCAATAAGCTTTCCCCCAGGGATGCCTCTACCATCTGATAAAAATGTATCCATAAGAGGCAACCCAGTTGGAAACCAATGCTTAACCTTAGATATAGGGTCTTCCTCTGATAGCAACGAAAAAATAGACTTACCACCCGTAAGCTCAGATGCGTTCTTTTTTTTGGGGGTATTCTCAGTTTTCTTAACACTCGAGCGCTTTTTAGCCATGACCACCTACTTTTTATTTTTTGTTGCTTTTTTGACAATAGCTTTTCCAGCCTTAGTACTCTTTTTTGCAGATGCCTTCTTTTCGAATTTCTTTTTAGTAACAGCGGAGTTAGCGACAGATTTGCCTTTCTTACCAGATACAGCGCTTCCTTTGTTCGAGCCACCGCTCTTGCCTTTAGCTCTAACAGCAGGCTTTTTCTTAACAACTGCCTTTTTAGCTTTCGCGTCGTCAGGGGCATCCTCAGCCTTAACGTAAGAAAGTTTCCCATTCTTCTTTCTCACCACTTTACCTTCGCCCTTGTCTTTTCTTGCTGCTTCAGTGGCACTTTCTACTACCTCGTCTTCATCGTCTTCCTCATCATCTTCTTCATCATCATCATCATCATCTTCATCTTCGTCCTCTTCGTCCTCTTCGTCCTCTTCGTCTTCATCATCTTCATCATCTTCGTCCTCTTCATCATCTTCGTCCTCTTCGTCCTCTTCGTCCTCTTCGTCTTCCTCATCATCTTCATCGTCATCTTCTTCGTCCTCTTCGTCCTCTTCGTCCTCTTCGTCCTCTTCGACATCATCAGAGTCAGCCTCTCCTATATCAGGAAGGTCGTCATCGTATTCATCAGCATCTAGCTCGATACCACATGTCTCAGCAAGTTCCCTAAAGTCAACCCCGATTTCTTCAGCGTATGTCTCTGCAAATTCTTGCAATTCAGGTTTTAAGTCCCATAAAGACTCCCATTTTGAATTTTCCATTGCAAGGATTAACTCGTCGTAATCATCAGCCAAGACAGATGGACTATCAGAAAAATGTGAGTTGTAGTTAGTATCGCGATTCTTGCCAGTTTTGCTAATAAAAAGGTCAAACCCTTCTTCAGGATGCGCAACATTGATATTATAATTATTAACAGCTTCCCATACTACCTGAAATACTTGGTAAGGAGCGTCATAAACTTGAACACCAGTGCCGATGTCTTTTCGGTCAAGCACCCGCATAAAATACCTGACTTTAGGACGCAAAGCTTCTGCGACCTTTTCAATTATTTTTTGTTTAGCTTTAGTAGCACTCTCAAGCAAGTCAGGTAACAACTTACGAAGCTCGCACACTAAGCAAGGTTTTCCGAAAGTTATATTAGGACATGTAAAAGGCTTTGAATCGAACCAGTGTCTACCAACCTTTTTAACCAGTACGTCACCCTTCCGAACAACTGGCAATAAACGCAACTGAGCATTCTTTTTGCCCTTCATTGAAAAAAAGCTAGTGTCATCGTTTAGAGCAGGCATCATATCTGCACCCTGGTACTGCTCTATGCTACCAAAGTCAAACTTACTTTTAGCCTTTTTCAAAGGCTTTTTGGATTTTGCCATAATTTCTCCTTCTAACAGGGTTGTTAATCATTTAGAATTTTAGTCAAATTTTACTGAATGTCAAGTAAAAAAAGTAAAAAAATTCAAAAAAATTCTATTTACACTTCATATTGTGTATACAAATTTATAAACACAGCTAGACCGTTACCGGTTGCAAAAAAGTCCTTGACGACAGATGTCACATATTAGAAATTAACGATATCATAGCCTTGCGATGCTCCAACGCATATACTATTGAATTTAGCTTATCGAGCTTATCCTCGGCTAAACGAATCTTATGCGCTAATTTAGCTATATCTTGGTTATTTGATACAGTCATTAATCCCTCAATAACTTTATTGCTAACAAAATTGTAAGAGTTTTCCGCCACTGAAAAATGTCTGAAATAATCCTCAGAATAGACAACTTCATATTCAAATCTGAGAGACCTCAATTTTTTCTTGACTCTATCTCTAAGATTTCTCCAAAAATAGTACTCCTCAGCATGTGTATGCAAAATAGCGTCAAAGTCCGCACTTCTTAAATCTAAAGAAACAGATGCTTCAAATGTGTACACCACACCATCCACTTTTACAGATACACTAGACATCTTAAACACACTTGTTTTATCCTTCATAATAATTACCCTCCAACAAATCTGCGTCAACTTCGTTTTGGCGCTCTAGCGACTTATTAAGTAATTTGCTGATATTTATGTCCGTAATTTCACCTTCTAAAGACACCATATCCCTCCAATTAACCCCAATATCAGCATCAGCCTTAATGGGAACTTGGTTAAAAAAATCCCAATTAATACCCAATTTCTTAGTAAATATAAGATTAGAGTACTCAGGTACATGCTCCATGATATGAATAAGTTTCTGTATAACTTCAACAGCGTACTCCCGTTTCACATCCACGTCAATAGCATCATGTATAACAGCGAATGTTTTAGCCTTCTCAACATCCTGCTTAATTAACCAATCGTCAAAAGCTATCAGGCTACATAATGTTAAATCACTAGCAGTAGATTGTATAACATGATTCGCCGCCTGGCGTTCAGACTTACTTAAAGTTCCATATAGATGCGGAGAATCATAGCCTGCTATTTTTCTTAAATACGACGCGAGAAGAGCCTCAGCAAAACGCCTAACACGACCAAACGCTGATACAGCCACTCCATCCTCATACATTTTGCCCTTAACATTCTGGATAAATTCCTCGACGCCAGGATACGCTTCAAAAAATCTACCAATATAAAGCTCAGCTTCGTCTTCCTCGATAACAATGCCCTCACCTTCTAATATGTTTACTATACCACCAGCGGTAATACCGTATATAACCCCAAAATTGACTCTCTTAGCCACAGTTCTCATTAGAACCTGTTTATCCTTATCATACGAATTATACTCTTCCTCAGATATTCCATATATTGACAACATGGTTAGCCTGTGCAAATCCTTGCCCTCTTTGTAAGCAGACATCATTTTCTCATCGCCACTCAGCGCTGCAAGAACACGTAGTTCCAACTGAGAGTAGTCAATACTAAGAATAAGACCATCATCCCCATATCTAGACACTACAAGTCGTTTAACATGTCCTGCACTTTTGTTAGGAATATTTTGGAGATTTGGAGATACACTGCTCAACCTACCTGTAACAGTAGTTGAAAGCATAAACCTTCCATGGATATAACCATTATTTGCCCGAGCCATCTTGTAAAAGGGCTTAAGGTATGTCCCATAAGTCTTATCAACTCCTCTATAATTCAGTATTAACCCACATAAGTCACAGTCATGCCTAGCGGATAAAGTTGTCATAACGTTATTGTTTGTCGATGGTAGCTTCGCCTTTTTTGTGAGGGCAATCACAGGCAAACCTAAAAACTTTTTGTCAAAAAGTATAACCCTAAGCTGGGGATGAGAACGTATCGTAAACTTCTTAACCGTTTTTCCAACTACACCTTTTTCACGTAGTTTTGGTAACAATTTTTTGTATCTTCTAATGACGTGGTGACTACTTATCTTAGACTTATATATTTTGCGCGTTCTCTTAAAAATATTCTTAATTACGCGGGCAATGTCAATATCAATAAACATACCATTATGTTCCATACGTGTGAGCGCAATTGTAGCTTTTGGCATCAACTTGTACGCCACAGGGTTACTAACAGATACCATAAAATCTTTGGATTTCTCCCGAAAAGATTTACTAATACGGTCAGTGGCTATGACATCCATAGCGTTATACTCCCCAAATTTCTTCTTTGACATAGAGAACACAAGATTCCGCTTAAATATATCCTCATCGCGTACGTAGTCAGAATAGTCACTTAAACCCGCATATCGAGTAGCTAACGCCTTTAACCCATGAGTACCCTGCTGTTCAGTTACAAGACTGTAATGAGTCAGCAATGTATCCTCTACAAGATTATTAACCTCAAACCCCCACTTCTCAAGAATAAACAACACGTCAAATTTAGCATTATGGGCTATTTTCCTAATATTAGACTTAAGAATGAGTTCCGCTAGTTTGCGATTCTTATTAAGTACCGAGTCTTTAATATCAGGGTGGTAAGTATATAAAGTAACAGCTTTATCACTTCCATATGTAAATGCAATAGATACAATTCTAGACGTCGAAGAAAATGGGTTAAGAGCGTCATTCTCAACATCAGCTACGGAAGCTGTCTCAATATCAAATGCAGTTTTCTTTGTACCAATAAGCATTTTCTGAATTACTTTCTCAGCCTTAACCACGCTCTTTTCAGTTTTCGAAATAACAATATCAAAAGATTCATCCACAGACGCATCGCCAGTCAAGAAGTCTTTTAGACGCTTCAAGTAGAATACGTAATCTCCGTAAACATTCATATTACGGAGTATATAAGCAGGATGCCACATAGGAAACATCTTAAACGTACCCATACTAAGCTCTATATCCCGAATATTACCGACATAAGTTCCTATTCTAGCGTCTTTATCATTCAGTAGTATCTTAAGCGGGGACCCGCCAAGAGGCACAATCACAGATGGATTTAGCTCTTTAATCTTATCCGCTAAAAATGCTGAACACGGTATCATTTCAGTAAATGAGGGTGTCTTATTCTCATTTGGTCTACAACACACAACATTATCTATATACCAACTACATTTAGATGACTTAGTTATACCAGAATCCCGAATAGCATCTTGTAATATTTTACCAGATTCCCCAACAAAAACTTTGCCGAGCTTATCTTCCATGTAACCAGGCGCTTCGCCAACAAACAGTATAGCAGGGTCGGTATTTCCACGTCCAGAAACCTTATAGGTATTTACGTAATAATCCTCTTGCTGCTTACTAGCTTTGCCCTTAAATTTATCCATAATAGGGGAACCAGTGCATGGATACATGTAACAATGCAAACAACCGGCGTTAAACCAACGCTTAATCTTAGCATCCTTGCTATCTTTTAATTCCGCAGGATAGTGTAAGTTTAGTTGCGGTTGCGAAACCAGCGACGTATGCTTTCTTTTAGCTGCTCTAATTTTATCTCGTCGTCTAATGATACGCTTATCGAAATCCTCTTCTTCTTCGTGACCCGCGCTCCGGGGCAACTCATCTCGTTTATCAACTCTATCTGAACCTTTTGGTTTTTTGCCTTTTTTAGCCATATTAACCTCTTATTCCGGTAAGACCACGTTATTACATCAACTCCCTGATTCTTGTTAAGGGGGATACCTCTAAGCACCTTGGTAATAAATTTACTAACAGTTTTAGCATCAAATCTGACATTTCCCACACCCTTATAAATTTTTTTGGTCTCAGACCTTTTTTTACTCTGACGTTTTAGGGCAAATTTGATTTTACGACCAGAGTTAAACTTATCAACACACTCATGCCTACACGGCTGCGTTAAACACTTAGGATATTTGAACTTTCCAAAACATTTTTTAACGAAACTTTCGCCCATTTTCAAACACCTCCTCGAGCTTATTACGCATAGCCTGTCCTTGGTTATACACTATCCTACGTCTTATATACCTATCTATAGTATGCCGATTGTCAAAAGGGTCTCCATGTTCCAACTCTATAAAAGACACCGTAGACTCCGTCTGAGTTGACAAATACCTACAGGTTCTACGAATAACCTCTATAGGTACGTCTGAATCAAAGCATATGGTAAATTCCCTAGCGTCTAGTCGTCGTAACACCTCAGCTTGTTGCGGAGTAATAAAATGACCTAGAACTGCAAGAGAACGTCCTGGGAAAGCAAATGTATCAAAAACTCCCTCGACAATAAAAACATGAGATGTATCGACCAGCCAATCGAGACCATATACAACATATTTCTTAGAAGTTCCAGGATGCAAGGATTTAGGTTTACCTGCAATGACCGACCTGCTAGTAAAATATACAAATTTTCCATGCATGTAAACTGGAAATATAAGCCTACCACTGTACTGTCCAGACACAGTGTACCCCATTGGTATTAACGACATTTCTTTATCAGTTACACCGCGATAACGCTTCAAATACGTTAAAAAAAGCTTATCAACAATATCCTTAGAATTGATACTGAGTGCCGTATACCCTTTAGGCAACTCTACAGGCTCGACTGAGTCACTACTATCGTCTTTATAGAATACATCGTTCAGAAATGTTTTTATCTTAGTAGGTATAGCTACAAACAAGTCAGGGTCGTCAATGCCAAGGTCATAGAAAAGTTTAATTAATACCCCAGCCCCATACCCACATTTATGACACAGTGCCTTACCCTTTTTAAGACTAACATGCAGGTGACCTATAACTGAATTCCCACTGCTTTCACAAAAAGGGCACTCAAAGTTATATTCCCCGCCTGTCCGTGTGAAATCCCCCAAAACTCTTTTCAAAGCCGATAACGCGCTTTTACTGCTTATTCTTGCGCTTTTTGGATAATTCTTCACCGACAGTTCTGGAATCAGTTTTCTTAAATCTTCGCCGTTTCTCATAATTTTCTTTTTCCTGTGCTTCTTTCTCTGCAAGTTCTTCGACATCTGCAACATCTGTTGTGTACATCAGCGACTTTCTATAGTCCGTATGTACCATAATTACCTTGTCGCTAGGAGAGTCACGCATAGCCGCACAATTAAGACGTATCTGATGATTAGCTTTTTCTTCTGGAGTACGTGACATTGTAACAAATACATCAGCTATTTGTGGCTTTTCGTAACTCTCCGACGCATCATCGGCGTCAACAAGCCACTTACTATGCCCAAGACGTCGAGTTTGAGTAGCAGTCCATATTGGTACATCAAATTCAATAGCCATAGCCCGCAAATCCTCAAATATAGCGCTTAACTCAAATCTTTTCTCACCAACACCGCGCTCTGGTTTAAGCAAGTCAGCATAGTCAACCACTATCAAATCAGGGTTAAATCCTACGTCGCCTATTAGATAGTCCATATGCGAGTATAAACTCGAAACAGAAGCTTTCTTCGTAGGAAACTGCTGAACGTACACATCCCCTGTAAAACATAAATCCATTCGTTCTCGAATAACGTCTTCCTCTTCCATAGTTATTTCAGATTGATGAATAAGCCTCCTATAATACCGTCTTAGTGTCTTCCATCTAGAGTTCTCTAGAGTATAATGCACTACATTCAATCCACCCAAGAAACTAGCAGCATTAAATGCAACATTCAGAAGGAAAAACGACTTACCAAGTTTTAGCCTACCCATAATCACACCAAGCTCGCCTGGATGCAATCCCCCGTTCATAGTTTCATCTAGATGTGTGAACCCAGTAGGGACAACCTTTTCAGTGTCCATTACTGTAATTTCAATGATATTCGAGAGTAATTGCTTCTTGAAAAAACTACCTGAAGTTCCATGTCCTGTAACGCTATTACTTCTATTGGAAAAAGCTGTCCTCATAAGTGGAAAAACACCATCGATATCCCCACGCTCAATTAACTCTGCTCCCTTATAAAACGCCTCACGTGCATTTTGAAAATTTATAAACTCTTTAACCTCAGCCACTACAATATCAACATCAGGTATTTTTTTCTTAAACAGCTTTCGAATATGCTCATGGTATGTATCGTCCATTACCTGACTAAGAGTTGCTTTAGACGGCAAAGTCCTGTATATCTTATAGTATTCTTTTAGTTCACGTACTAATAGTCTATTGCCATCATATTCAAAGTATCTCGTCTCAATTATTGGTAATATAGCTGCTGCTGCTCTATATGACTTAAGTATCGTACTAACCACATGATTTTGAAACTTTTTGTTAAACTTATCCATGTAAAACTCCTAGGTCAATAAGAAATTGGCGCAAATCTTCCCAATCCCACCCATCTTCAAACGTAATATTACTAACCATAGTGGGGCATACTTTCGTAATAACATCTAGCGCAGTATCTCTGTCTATTGTCACCTTAAATTTGCTATAAATATTTTGCGCTATCTTAGCAGACTTAACTTTACTATTACCACGTAGTAAAGATAATACATACTCAAACAAAGCTAACTTCTGGCTATTTTTGTCAGGGTCGTCGTTAACTAAAGATTTCTCAGACTGTGAGTAAGTACCACTTATTTCCAGATTATCGGATAAAAACCGGTTATATCTCTCGATAGCTTTAGCACTATCATTTATGGTATTAACTGGTAGACTCCTGACACCTTTACTTTTGAAAAAATCAGTAAGACAATAAAACTGAGCTTCAACAAATAGAGCTACATCAATTAAGTTCTCGATGCAATATTCCGAAACATCTGAGAAATATTTAATCTTAACAGAATCATCGCGCATATTGCGCACTCCATGCCCAAAATACTTATCTGAGCATTCACAATACGCAAAAGCAGCACTACGTATAGTACTCAGCAACTTCCTATCCATCTGTTAATCCTCTAATATCATCCAGCATTTCTTCGAAGTTATCTTCAGGAATAATCGTAAACTTCTCTGCCTCATATATCTCCCAACGCTGTAGAGAATGTTTTGCCAACAATGTGTGTGATACATTCATAAAATCGTAAATATGTACTACATTCTCACCTGGTTTCGCTCTTAACCCCCTACCTATTCTCTGTCTTGTGGATATCTCAGCCCTTCCACCAGCTGTAAGTATTACCGAATTTAATGCAGGAATATCCACGCCTATATCGAATATCTTAGTAGCTAGAATTACACCATGTCCGTCGCGCTCAACAACCTCAACAGCCTCAGCACGTACACCTAACGGTGTATCGCCACTTAACATAAAAAACTCAATATCGCGCTCACTTAGTAACTGAGACAATAAACTTAATTGCTTTTTACGATTTGTGAGTATCAACACAGCCTGACCATAAGTATACAAAACCTCGATTAAATCAACAATTTTAGTGTTATACTGTACATTCTCGACTGTAGACAAATTGTATAATTTATGGTAGAAAGCTCCACCATCTAGGTCTACTGTAAAATCAGGGATATTGTACCCACTATAAACTTCTTGGTCAATCACAGCGTGGATATACGGCTTAGCCAAATGACCTGAATTTATAAGACTATCAGCAGTTATTTCAGTTATAATATCACCGGTAGCTGCTCTTAACCTGAACATTCTTTCCTCATTTGTACTATCCACAGTACCAGTTAAACCTATCCTAAACCAGCCATTACAAAGCATACACGCATTATACCACGCTGGTGCAGTAGATAAGTGAACCTCATCTACCATAATAGCGTCACAGCTAGCTACATATTTTCCTAAGGCGTCATCTCGAGCAAGCGATACTTTAGCTTCGAATATAGGAAGATTTGATTTATAATGGCTACCCCTGAGATAAGCATCAAGAGATTGGTTTGTTATTACCGTAACATCCTTAATATCGTGAAATTTATCGCCGTACATACCCACATCTATATCAAGCTTATCTCTAATATTTTGGGCTGTATTAAGCAATATATTCGTCGTTGGGACTATGATAAGAGTTTTCAGTTTATGGAATGACAACTCAGCCAGAATAGCCATCATTATTACAGTCTTACCAGAACCAGTAGCAGCAATAATTGTACCCCTTTGACATTCTAGAGCTTTATTAGCTGTAGCTACCTGATAATCATAAAGAGTTATTCCAGGAAGGATATCTTTGTCAATAGAACCCAATTCTGGCTTTACGACAGTATCATTAATGGTTATAGACACATTATCGACATGTTTCTTAAGAAACTCCGTAACATAAAGAAGTAAACCCGTCGGAAAACTCTTCTTCTCTATATTGAAAAAACTAACGTATGAGAGACCTCCGCCTCCAAATTTTCTATCATACTTATCATCTTTCAAAACCCGTAAACACCGATTAACTACACGATGGTCACCACGCGTAAGCTTAGTCGTAGCCGCTCCGACACTAAATTTGTACTTATTCTTCTGCATTGTTAGTTACTTTTTGTAAATTACATTATGACGTACGTAGACAAGACCCTTCTCTTCGATAAGCTCGTCGAGTTGCGTCTTAATTTGATGGACACGTTGCCTTGATATATTATATTTTCTACCTATAGCCGCGAGAACCTCACCAGTGTAGATATAAGCTAACATACCAGGGTATGTTTCGTTAACACCTTGTAAATTTCTCTCAATACGGTTAATACGCCGCTTCTTATCCAACTCTCTCAAATGCTCTACACTCTTAACTGTTCCCACGATAAAACGAACTTTACTTCTTATTCGAGACATATCCTTGTATGAAACTCCGTATAATACGGCAGACTCATGCGTAGACCGAACAAGAACATCCTCGTCTTTTTTAGCTTTTTCTACCAATTTGTTAAATTTCCTAGCAGTTAACGACATATAAAATCCTCTTATGTTTTACATAGAGTATAATCCGTTAACAGGGTGTTGTCAAGCACTTTTTGCAAAAATTATGTAAAATTTTTACTTTACAATTATGGGAAGACATACAAATTCATGAGGTAAGCCTTGTTAGTTGAGCCAGTCTCGTCTTCAGCATAAAGAGGAGCACCTAACCCCGCTACATCATACCCAGAAAAGTATCTTTTCTTTGCCGCAGCAGCTGTATTAACAGCAAAAGCAAACGTTCCTATATTATACGTAGTGGAGCCGTACTTACGCTGAACGTGACATTCTCTCATAAACCATAAAGACTCTGGAGCAGCCGCACCAACAGTCCTGTCATGACTTACAAGACATGTTTCTATACCTGTCCAATCATCTCGAATCATTACATGTATGTCATTTATCGAAATATTAGTTAACACCGCATCGGAATTAATATGCCGCATCAAAAACGCGTGATTCGTAATTGTAGCGTCTCCCAGCATCGCAATAACTTTTATATCAGAAATGTCCAGATTAACATTGACAACATTTGCAAAATTCAAATTAATAGGACTCTGACTATCAGTAATATCAAATGTACCTGATATATCTGAAAAGTCTCCAGTTAAGTAACTTTGTTCAAATACATCAGTTACGTCAGCTTTGAAGAAATACGTAAGATTATCCAAATACCTACACGAGCTCATTATAATGTTAGCCATAGCCAGATGATTTCCAGAATGTGCAGGAACTCCCGCAAAATCCACGTAGTAAGCGCAATTAAAACACCCATCAACGTTATGCTGAGATAACACTCTAGGCTGCACTACACCACTGTAGTAAGTACTTACACTAATATGCGAGTTAAGACCGCTACAATTCAGAATATGATAATTATAGAGTTCAACTACCTCGTTAAGGTCAATAATGTGCGCACTAGCCGCTGGAGCACCATTATGTGTAGTGTTAGTAATGTAGATATCACTCCATGTTGTGTACAGATTAGCTACAGAGCTAATTATTATACGACACGCTCCTGTAACACTAGTGTTAAGGCTAACTGCATCAATATTTATCGAGCTAATATCCGCTACATTAGCCAACACAATACCTTCGTTAACATTTGGATTCGTTATAACACAATTCCTAACAGTAAACAAACTTATAGTCTCTCCAGTGACAGCATCTCCTAGAAAATACACACCTAGGAGGTCAAATATATCGTGAATAATCACATTTGTAGCGCTATCGACCCATCCCAACCCCGAAACTCCGATGTATTTGTCATTAAGCTTATTGTCACCAATAGACAGACTGTCAATTGAACTTCCAGACTTTACAAACTTAATACCCTCAGCAAAGTCATTCCCATTTAGTACTATATTCGATAGGTCACAATCAAATAAAAAGTCAGAAGCAAAATCATTGCCGGAAAAATCTACATCTGATATCCAGTCAGTACACTCGAAATCATTGTTAAATGCATTACCAGACACTGACCCATTGAGTAATCTAACTATAGAAACAACTGCGTTAAACGTGTTCGTATCGAACCTAAAGTAGTTTATTGACATTAACGCCGCATTCGACACAGTATCGTTAAATACGTTATTATCCAAAATCAATGCAGTAACATCACCAGCAAACGATACAGTTGCATCAACGTCGCAATTACTCATTATCACGTTCGTTATAGCCGTAACAAAAGTCAAACTAGTTATTATATTACACGTAAGAAATGAAAAGAAGTCAGACTTACCCGCTAACATTACCTCTATATAACATTTGTCAAACTTAAAATACGCGGTAGCTAACGCCAAATCAGAACTATAGACATAAATAGCTGTGTCTACAAAATTAACAAAATTAGCAGTTCCAAAAAAGGTGATGT